CTGGAGAAGTAGGAAGAGGATTACAAAATGCAAAAAATTCAGATCAAGGAAAAGTTAAAGTCAGCTATACAGATATACAAAAAGACTAAAGATAAAAGAGCTGCAGAAGTCATTGAACATTTAAATAAGATACTATCGACTTCTAAATCTAGAGATAGTTTATTAGATTATGCAAAGCATATATATCCTGGTTACAAGGATCCAGCTCATATACAATTAATTGCAAAAAATCTTGAAGCTTTAGAAAAAAACGAAATAAATAGATTAGCAGTGTTTATGCCACCAAGACATGGAAAGTCTATGTTATGTTCAGAATTTTTTCCAGCATGGTATTTAGGAAATAATCCTAATGAATTTGTAATTCAATCTACTTATGCTCAAGAACTAGCAGATGACTTTGGTCGTAAAGTTCGTAACCAGATAGCTAGTCCAGATTTTAATAGTGTCTTTCCTCAAGTAGGTCTTCGTGCTGATTCAAGTTCAGCTAAACGATTTCATACAATGCAAGGTGGAACTTATTCTGCTGTAGGTGCAGGTGGAGCTATTACAGGTAGAGGTGCTCATCTACTTATAATCGATGATCCTATAAAAGGTAGAGAGGACGCAGAGTCAGAAACACAACGAAGAAATTTAGTAGAGTGGTATAAGTCTGTAGCTTACACTAGACTACAACCAGGTGGTAAGATTATTATAATTCAAACACGTTGGCACCAAGACGATTTAGCTGGTCATATTTTAGCAGAAAGTAAAGAAGATTGGAAAGTTTTAGACCTTCCTGCAATAGATGATAAAGGTAATGCTTTATGGCCTGAAGCTTATTCTAAAGAAGATTTAGAAAAAATAAAAGCGACAGTAGGAAATAGAGTTTGGCAAGCTCTTTATCAACAACAACCTTCCGGTGATGAAGGATCTATTATTAAAAGAGAGTGGTGGAATATATATGAAGGAGAAAAAATCCCTTCGTTATCTTATATAGTTCAATCTTATGATACTGCTTTCTCTACAAGAAGTTCTGCTGACTTTTCTGCTTGTACTACTTGGGGAGTATTTACAGCAAGAGATGAAACTAATCAACCTTATCCAGCAGCTATATTATTAGATGCATGGAAAGAAAGATTAGAGTATCCAGATTTAAGAAAACGTGCACAAGATAGTTTTGAAGAATGGAGACCCGATCAAGTTTTAATTGAACAACGAGCCTCAGGTCAATCTCTTATACAAGATATGAGAAGATCCGGAGTTCCTGTAGTTACTTTTAATCCAGATAGAGATAAAGTTTCAAGAACTCATTCAATAGCTCCAATGTTCGAAGGTGGATTAGTGTTTACAATGGACGAAGATTGGACTAAGAGTGTATTAGACGAATCCGCTTCTTTCCCTTATGGAAAGTTTGATGATGTCCACGATACTTGTGTACAAGCTTTAATGCGTATTCGTGATGGATTTTTAGTAACTCACCCTGATGATCCAGAAGATGAAGATTATGAACAAAAGCAATACAGTCGTAAAGACAAACATTATTACTCTTAATAGGTTTAGACCTTTTAAAGAAAAGCCACTTACTACTAAAGAAGTAGAAAAACGTCAAGATGACGAGGTAATTAATGCTTTTCATGATGCATGTATCAAGATAAGTGATAAAGTAGATATAAAAGGATATGCTCTAGTTGCATGGGACGAGAAGGGAGTACCTTGTATTTCATGGTCTTGTGGCCATAGTAAAAACCCTATAAGCGAAATGTTACTTCCGACCTTTACACAATCATGTTTTCAAGGTATACTAAATAAAAAATTAAGTACAACGGAGGACTTAAATGAGTAACCCATTTACGAAGCAAGCGATTAATAATTATAACACTGAAAATTTTTCAGTTAAAGATGTTAAAGCAGCTAATAAAAGATTTTATGAAAAGTTCCCTGGAGCTATCGAGCCAGCTGCTATGATTAAAAAAGCTATGCAAGATCCAGGTGATGAAGTAGTAAAAGAACAAACAAGACGAGAAAATGAAATGGAAAATATCATTGGAAAAATAAATATAACTGGAGGAATCTATTAATGACTAAAACACAAATGACTACTAAAACTCCTGTTCAGTATAATTCAAGTGGAGCTGCTGCAGGTTTTGGTCCACAAGCTCACCCACCACATATGGATGCAGCTGCTGAAAAAACTATTCAGGACAAGACTAAAGGCAATTCTGATTTTCATGGTGACAACATGGCTTTTATAAAAAAAATTAAAAGAGGCTAATCATGGCGGAAATCTTAAAAGATTTATCTAAAAAAGGTAAAAAAAATTTACAAGACTTACCTAAAGATGAACCTAAATATTTAACACCTGCATCTGATAAAGACATAGATGTAATTAAAGGTGATGCATCTGAATCTGGTTCTAATTCTTATGCTAAAAGTGTTCAAGCTGCAATTAAATCTTTAAGTAAAAAACTTACTCCTGCATCTGATAAAGATATAAAAAAATAATTATGAAGATGACGGCAGGCGCAGGTTCTGGAGAAGGTAGATTACAAAACTCTAGAATATCAGCACCTAAAAAGATAAAACGAAAGGTCAAGAAGAATGTTAAAAGGCAAAAGAAAAAAATTAGATAAAAATAAAGATGGTAAGCTATCAAGTATAGACTTTGCTATGTTAAGAAAAAAAAAGAAAAAGGTAAAAAAAAATGTCAAGAAAAGAAGATAACGACTTTGTAGCAACTAAAGCTGAAAAGACTTTTGACGATGATGGTAACACTCAAGTAGCTGATGCTAATGTAAGTAGTAATTTTAGAGGTGGACTTCTTTATAAAGGTAAAGCAAAAGATTATCCAGGAATAACAAAAATTCTTGAAAAGAAAAAAGCTAAAGTTATTAAAATAGATATTAGTAAAAAGAAAAAAGATTAATGGCCAAGCAGAAGTTCACACACTTCGTGCCAAGAGACCAGCATAAAAAAAGACCTAGACGCCACAAAAAAACTCTTAACAAATCTGAAAAAAGGGATTATAAAAAATATAATCGACAAGGAAGATAAATATGCAAGAATATGTATGTAATGATGGAAGAATGTCTGTAAATGGTATATGTGCTATTGATCAAAAAGATGGTTCAGAAACTTATGATACTACTAAAACTATTATAGATTCATCTAAAAATGATAAAGTTTTAGACAGTATTGCTGAAGATGGTACTTCAGATTACTTTCCAGATTTAGGTAAAGAGAAAAAAAGTTTTAGTTGGGAGATTGATAAGCCATCTAAAGTAGAAGGTTTTACAAAAACTATAAATGAAAATATAGATGCTTATAATAATTTTGTAGAAACTAATTTAGGAATACCTACAAATGTTCAAAATGGAATGAGAATAGGTGCTTCTGGTTATGGTGCACTTACTGGAGGAAGTTTAATATCAGTGCTTGGTCCTTTTGCTTTACCAGTACTTTTTGGTGGAGGAATAAAAAAAAAAGAAAATGATAGAATAGAAAGAATAACTAATCAAGATAATCAAGGAAATGATAATAATTCTATTGATATGATGACTTATGATATTCCAACTTACGGTAACCAAGGATATAATATTCATAATGATGCTAAAGATAAAGCAGATAATAATAACTCAGGACATAATGCACCAGGAGCTGGTAAAGGTGAAGGTGGTGGTTATGCTTCCGATTTTGGATTTATTTAATGGCTAGAATTAGACCTAAAAGACGTAGAGAAAATTCTATAAGAAAAACCACTGGTAAAGGTGGTAATTATAGAAAAACAAAATCTGGAGCTGGTATGACTTCTAAAGGTGTAAAAGCTTATAGACGAGCTAATCCTGGTTCTAAATTAAAAACTGCTGTTACTGGTAAAGTTAAACCTGGAAGTAAAGCAGCTAAACGTAGAAAAAGTTATTGTGCAAGATCAGCTGGACAATTAAAAAGAAGCTCTGCTAAAACAAGAAATGATCCTAACTCTAGAATAAGACAAGCTAGACGTAGATGGAAATGCTAGACGCATAGAAACTTTTGTTATATATTGTTTTCTTAAAAATAGGAAAACATGAATATAGCTGAATTATTTAAAAAAAATTTTATATTAGTACCTGTAATAGCTTCTGTATTAGTTGGAACATTTACAGGTGTTAGATATATTGTTAATCTAACAGACACAATCAACAACAATCAAACTGAAATAGTAAATCTTCAAAGAGATTTAAAAGTTGCACAAGAAAAACTTACAGATC